GATAATGTAGAAATACCTGAAGATACAGGTGTCGAACTATTTATTGTATAATAAAGATCTTCCATAACTGCAGTTCCAGTTGCAGTATTAGAACCTTCTTCAGGTGCAGAAATTGTTATGCTAGGTGTTCCAACATATTGACTACCACTACTAATAATAGTAATAGAAGCAACACTATCTCCTTCTAAAGTTGCGAATGCAGTTGCTCTTTCACCATTAGGTCCAGCAGGTGCATCAACTGTAACTGTAGGAGTGAACGCATATCCTGTTCCACCTGACCCTACAGTGACCTTATTAACGTCTTTATACAATGTATCAAAGTAAACCAATTGACCGTCATAGGGGCGATCTACGTCGATCTTGGCGGTTCCTCCAGAGACATATGTATGTGCAAGAGTAGAAACACCTACGTTAACTACAAATTTTCTAACTGAAGGAATTGAATCCACATCAAAGACATAAGGTTTTTTGGATGGATATGTCTTACTTCCATAAGCACATGTTACACCAATACCAGAAAGGGTTACTCCCATTCCTACTTGGAAATTATGATCTGCTGTTGTGGTTACAGTTGCTATACCAGAGCTATAATCATATACAAAATTACTAATACTTAAAGTAGGTGTGGATACATTTACTTTGACTTCACCTTGAGATGCTGCAGAAGTTGTAGTAACTATACCTGTATATTGTAGATCACTTACTCCTCTAGAGACTAATCCAAAACTACCAAAACTACAATTACTGTTTGCTATATCTGCCTGTCCACCTTTATCTGCAGTAACTGCTTCATTACAGCAAATAGTAAACAATGAAACTAACTGTGCAAATCCACCATTAGTGATAGCAACACCAACTCCACCCTGGTTATACTGGGTAAATGAGTCAACGTTCATTGCCTTCAATGATCTTGCTTTATCTCCATCAATATAAAGTCCTGTTCCTGTTGTAGTATCACTTGTGCAATTCTGAATATATGGTCCTTTCCACTTACCACCACCTACATTTTCTGCGATCTCATCTTTAGGGAATGATACTGCCGCAGCAGGAGCAAGATGACCACTGAATGTCATACTTGCTAGTTTAGTTCCTTTTCTTACATGGAATAGATCACTAGTTGCTGTAGTAGGAATAACAGTTACTGCTCTTTGATCATCTCCTACAACTGAAACAAAAGCAGGAACTTCTATAGGATTTGCTTCTTCATATCTACCTGAAAGAACTTTAATTGTTGTTCCTGATTGAGCAATACCAACTGCTGCTTTAATTGTCAGTTTAGCATTGTCAATTGATGTTCCATTATTTGTATCTACACCATCTTTTGCAACATATAGAACATTAGGACAAGAGTTAATACCAGATGCAGCAGCACTAATTGTTACACCAGCACCAATAGTAACCGCAGAATTGGTAATAGTAACACCATCTTCACCATCAATTGTGCTACCAATAGAAATCTCTTCTTGTTCACCATCAATAATAATGGATGAAGTTCCAACAGTTAATATACCAACAATCCTAGTATTACCAGTAACTACTAAATCTTCTGGGAATGTAGTTCCTCCACCAACATGCATTTTTGCAGCAGTTGCCACACCAGATATATTCCAGTTACGTGCAGTTGCTTCATCATATTCGAGGTCTCCCTCAACACCCATCTTACCAGCAACCCATAATGCATAGTCAGATTTGGCAGATGTAGTGTTAATACCTACATTTCTAGTTGTATGAACACCAATTGTATTAGATGCCCAAGTTCCACCAGCACCAGCACCACCTACTCCAGGTTGCCACCACTGCTTATCAATATTCCATTTAAGGACCATTCCATTGGTTTGGACACCAGTTGGTCCAACTACAACATCTTCTAGATCATCAAGACGAACAGCACCACCGCCACCAAAGGTTGCAAGTTGTTGCTGAACTCTATTAACAAATAATCTGTAATGCTCTGACAGTTGATCAAGAGTTACATACTTCTTATCTAATGGTGTTAATGGATCAGAGTTATCAACATCAGGAGGAATATTTAATAGACCCTCTGACAGAAGTTCTTTCTCATCAAATTTTTCTAATACTTCTTCTAATTGTCTAACTTTACCAGTAAGTTCTTTACTCTTTTCTGCTATTTCATCTACATTTAATTTCTCTACAACATCTTCAAACTCTTTCCTAATACCTTTAATATGCTTTTCATTTACAGTAAAGTTAATCTGTAAATCCTTTAACTTATCAGATAAAGTCTCTTCAAACTGTTCTACATTAGTTTTTAGATCATCATGATATTTTGTAGTGCTAGTATCTAAATTCTCTTGCAATTCGCATATGTTGTCTGATAGATTAGATTCTAATTCAGTAATCTTTTCCGCAAAAGAAGTTAAAGTTCCAGCATACTCTTCTAACTTTTTATCACTAGAAATCTCTCTATTTTTAAAGTCTCTCTTTACAGTATCAGAAAGAACTTTTGATTCTTTTACAAGGTTCTCAATTTTGATTATCTTTTCAGATAATACTTGATCAACTTCAGACTCTTTACCTTCTACTCTCTCATGAACAGCAGTAACACCAGTATCAAGAACAATAAGTCTCTCATCAAGAGTAACAATATCCTGTGCTAACTCTCTGAATAACTTATTAATACCCTTTTCAGTCTTTATTTTTGATTCTGTTAAAGACTTTCTATGTTGCTTTACATCCTTTTCAATTCCTTTGATTCCTTGCCTATAATTCTCTTCAACCTTCTTTAATTTCTCATCTACTAACTCTTCATTTTCTGTTAGTCTATCTTCTGTTTTTAATTCAGTCTCCGCAAAGAACTTCTTATATTCAGGCAGTTCTTGTTCTACTAATGCCTTAACTTTATCGCCAATACCTTTTACATCTTCTTTAATACCAGAAAGGTTTTCTTCATTAATACCTTTAAGGTTATCGGCAATATTAGAAACTTCTTCTTTAATATCAGTTCCTAAAGTTTCAAATACACCAGTTACTTCTTCCTTAAAGTCACCAAATCTACCATCTACTCTTGTTTCAGATTCTACAATTAATTTCTTATATGCAGGTACTTCTTCGCCTAAAAATTCCGTTACCTTTTCAGATAAGGTATTAAATTCTTCCTTTACTTCAAATAAAGTATTTGTATTAACTGTTTTTACTTTATCTTGAACATTTCTTATCGACTCTTCTACAAATAGAAGATGAGCCATCATAGAATCATCAAGATCCTTCTTACTGATTAGATCTTGAATATTTTCTCTTATCTCTTCTACAGTACTTGATAAACCTTCTACCTTTTCTACATTAGACTTAAATGTATTAAAGGTTTCTGTAAAATCAGAAAGTGATTGTATATTATTTAAATTACTCTTAAAAGAATCAAAAGCTTCAGAAATTCGCTCTACCTTTTCAGGTTTAGCGTTTTTCAACTCTTCCTTTACATCATCAAATGATGAATTAGGATTCCTTTCGTAAAATTCTGATGGCTTCTTAAGTGGCACGTATTTCTACTCCATCTACAAGTATATTTATTCAGTCTTTTTTAGGGGTTTCTCCCTTTATCAGTTTTGCAAGATCTGCAGTAGATCCTACGAAAAGTGCGTTATTGACTGTTGATGGTCCTTTTGCTACTTTTTCTTCATTAACATCCTTCAGTTTTTTCTGAAGATCCATTAATTTATCAGTAGCATCAGAGACGCTTTTTATGAGTTGACCAGCAACTTCATATGCTCTCGCTTGCTCAGATTCTTGAGCAAGTTCAAGAATACCATTTATTGCTTCTTGTCCTTTCTCTATTATACTATAAAGATTGCCTCTTGTATATTCATAATCCTTTGTTACATCATCCTGGGTAAGTCTAGCAGGTTTTTCTGGTTTGATCATTTCAGACTTCTTCTCTTCTACCACTTCAGGAGTGATATTAAAAGTTTTATCTAATCTATTATATTCTTTATCCATTTAGAGCCAACCTTCTGTTGTTCCATCAAATCCAAAGTCATCTCCTTCTTCAATAAGAACATTATCAGCAGCAGTAATAGACTTAACTTCAGCACCCTTCAAGTGAGAAGCAGCAACAGTTTGATCCTGTCCTCTTTC